CTAAGGACCATCTTCAACCCTATAGGATGGCTAATCAAAACACTACTAACAAGACGATAGGTTAGTCCAGACAAACTAAAACCCCCGCAGGTTGATTCCTACGGGGGTTCTTTTATGCCTAGATTTTAGGGTACCTAGAACTTTAGACCAAAGCCAGCAGTGATACGACGGTCAGTGCCTTCAAACTGGTCATCATAGCCCCAGCTTACTCGACCATCTAGGTAGACATTCTCAGCAAGGTCTAGCTTGTAGCCAGCCCCTACTTCGCCACCATCCCACTCTAGAGACCAGCCATCGACCCCTACACCAGTATTGGCAAAGACGTACTCACCACCGATGATACCCGGCTGTAGTGCTACCTCAAGGTCCCCTGTGACATCACCCCATTCGTTGTTATCACCAAAGCCTACAAGGTCTCCACCGTCTTCTCCCCAACCGTAGTTAAGGCCGGGAGTGATGACAAACTTGCCAAACTCTGCATCTGTGTAGGCTCGTGCTTGAAAGTTGCCGCCAGTAGAGCCAGAAAGCTCACCATAGGCTGACAAAGCACCAGAGCCTACTCCTGTACCAACAGTCAAGGTAGTCTGATCTTCAAAGGTAGTCCCCAATTCAACGTAGGTATTCCCTACAGACGTTGGGGCCTCTTGTGCAGTTGCTACACCAGCAACCATAACAGAGACGGCAATCAGGAGATTCTTCATATATTCCTCTTATTATTCTTATTGGAGAGTGGGCGGGAGCCAAAGCTCCCTTCTGTTCCAAGGCCCCCCATAGGCCCGTCCCTTACGCTGCTACAGCGAGGGAAGGTGCAACATAGTTGTTAGCACTTATCAAGGTTGGTTCTTACGGAACCACTCGGTTGCCTCATTGTAGCGTCTAGTACCAGTCGATCCTAATTCACCCCCATCAAAGAATACACTACCCGAGGAATGGGTATACCGATCACTCCTTACCCCCTCGCCGATGACCGGACCACGGCGTGTTGGTAACGTATTCATTGGTGGAGGTGAGGGGATTTGCACCCCTGTCCTGCATACTGTCTTCTACAAATCAACGGCGAACGACTAGACCAGCTTCAGGGTTTTATGTCCCTTTGGGCTGGTCCCTGTTTCTGCGTATATCACAAGCTCATTAGACCAAGTACCGGGAGTTATTTCATCCAGATACTTGAGCAAGGTCTTCTTCCTGATCCTGACAGGCACTCTGACAGCAGCGTTAAGGCTTACTGACCCATAGACCATATCAGAGTCTTCTACGAGCTTCCTGAACTTCTTTAGCTTGTATGCCTTCATAGAGTCTCCAGTGGGGTGTAGAAGTCCCAAACGTATCTTGTGTAGTTCATACCTTCAGAGAAACGGTCTATTACAAGGTTCATGTTGTCACAACCATTCACTTCGATAAACTTATCAGCAGTAATATAGGCCTCCTCAAAGAACATCAGTTGGCCTAGCTCAAGCTCCTTAAGGTCAACATCAGGGTTCTCTGTAGCTATGATAGTAGACATAGCACCAAGATAGTCGATAGCTCGTTCCATACGGACCACACCACACTTATTGTAGTCTGCTGCAATCAAGGAGGCCATGTCACGAATGTCGGCAATGGCCTTTTGGGTAGGGTCTGCTACAGCAACTGTGCTAAACAACAAACCAATAAGTGTGGCTACGATCCTCATAGTACGTCTTTACCTTCTAATCTGTTTATTTCCATCTCTGCGTAGCGCATGACCTTACGCATGTCAGTGATACGAGACTGTGTGTAGTCCTGACCGGGGTACAACTTGTCTCCCGCTCGACAGGCATACTTTACGATATTCCCAACCTCAAATGGTAGGCGGTTGACCATTATGAAGGTAACAGGCTCGATCTTGTACTTGGTGTAGTGACTAGGTTTAACAATGATGTCGTCAGTGTTGTTCAGGTCTGGGTGTGTCAACTGAAAGCCCTCGTTGTCTAAATCTTTGTCCATGTTTTCCTCTGCATAACGTTTACCACAAGCATAGCAGAAACCTTTCTGCTTTTTAGTGTCGTAAGAAAAGCCCTGCTCTCGGCAAGAGGGACACTTAGCGTGTGAAAGTTCCATCTAGATTTTTTCCTGCATGAATATCGAAATCCACTGCTTGCATACTTCACTCCTAACTACGTCATCAATCGTAAACTCAATAACTGGTACGTTCACAGCGTATCTCTGACTTAGCTCAACGATCTTTGCTAGACCATTGGCATCCTTCAGATCGGACTGCTGAACGTCACCATTGAGAACAATCTTAGACCCTTCTGCCACCCGTGTCAACAACATCTTTATCTCATGGGTGGTGATGTTTTGTGCCTCATCTACAATGATAAAGCTGTTCTCAAAGCTACGACCCCTCATCAGGGCTAGGGGGGCTATCTCGATATTCCCGTTCTTTAACGAGGTTTCGACAACACCCTTCCCCATCCACTGTTCCAGAACGTCTAGAGTTGGCATAGCCCAAGGGGTAGCCTTCTCTAGTACGTTGCCGGGGAGAAACCCTATCTCCTTGCCTACAGAGACATGCGGCCTAGTGATGACAATCTTTTCGATGTTCTTGTCGAGATACATCTGAGAGGCATAACTGGCCGCTATGTAGGTCTTACCCGTCCCCGCTGGTCCCAGCACTATCGTCTGTGGACTGGTCTTTAGTGCGTTTAGGTACAGCTTTTGCCGTTCCGTCTTTGGCTCCAGTGGTGGTCTTTTTGGCAGTTGAGGCTGATGGTTCTTCTTGGATGACTTCCGTCCAACCGTTTTCGTCATGTCGAATTAGCTTCGCTTCTTTAACAGGAATATGAAAGAACATTTCGCCCTTGCTAATCTTAGGGCCGTAAGCCTCTTTGAGGTTGTCCAGCGTCAGTTGTTCGCCTTTGACGACCCAACACTCTTTGAGGTCATTACGAAAAACGTAGAACGTGATGATCGAGTGCCTTTTGAGCAACCGAGCCTTGCGTGCCGGGATGCGGAGTTCAGCCCAATCCTTCGGCCATGCCTCTTTCCAAGCTGTCTTGACTTCTGCTTCACTGTAGTACGTTGCTCCCTGTCGAGTTGAGGTAACATCTGCGTGGTAGTCTTCCACAGCACTCTTGATAGAGTGACCTTCCTGCTCAAGATAGCTGACCAAGGCGTTCTTTGCCTTGCCATCAAACTTGTCGTAGCGCTCTTGGTCAAATTTGGCGTAGTTCTTAGTCATACTCTTGTAGTTCCTTGTAGCCGCCGATGTAGTCACCCTCATGGTTCCATATCTGAGGTACTGTGTCAAGACCTGACCACTTCATCAGGTTCTTTATATACTGGTGCTTGTAGTCGGTTATGTCAACCTCTACATAGGCTCTGGCCGACAGGGTAAGTTCTTTTTTAGCCTGTTGACAGGCGGGACAGTTGGGTTGAGTGATAATGGTCCAAGCCATCAAGTCTTCTCCATCAGTGCTTTCCAAGATACGGGGAACAGGTCTGTCATGTACTCAGCGATTTGAATGGCAACCTCTCTGGTCTCTGCTTGACTGTCAGGCCCCAAGCGGAGCTTACACATATCAGCAAAGGCGTCAAGGCTACCAGACCACCACCAAGAGGTCATCATGGACTGTGGCAGCATCATACGGGCTTGCTCCGGTGCTACACCGTAGGCAGTCATGTATTCGTACATATACAGCACACGGTCCATAATCTCTACATACTGCGATTGCAGGAATTGCTGGTGGTCCCGTTCAAAGGCATCACCAGAACCCTGCTTCTTGTTGTCTGGACGTGTTCGCCAGAAGTCAGGGCTGTAGATGTCAGGCTCTTCATCAACGTATCTTCGGCTCACCTCGTTCCAGCGTAGGAACTTGTGCTTCACCAGTTGTCGGGCTACAAAGACAGGAGCATCCACCTTGAAGGTCACAAAGGCGTGGCCAAAGGGAGAGGTATGCTCATGCTCTGCTAGGTAGTGAATTAGCTTCTCATCCTTGGAAGAAAGGGCGTCGGACTCCTTCGCAAAGGAGACCCGAGCCGAGTTTACCGTAGTGAGGTCGCTACCACAGTGATGCTTTAGAACGACGTTAATCATTAAGTAATGTCCACAATCTCGCAGCTATCTGCCGAACAAGCCATAGTCTGCATTCCAGAAGTATTATCCTCTGCTTCATACAACGCTAGACCTGCCCAGTCAATAGACTTTGGCATAACAGCAAGAAGCTCTTCGTACTCTTCTTTGCTGCACTCTTGGTAGGGGGCCTGTTGGTAGGTATGGTCAGAGTGTGGCAAGAAGGACACACCGGACATTTCATCGAAGTGCTTGTAGACAAAGGCACCAACCTCAAGCCATTCCTCATCACGCACTGTGATGGTCACAGAAGGCTTATGCTCACACCAGTGGCGTTGGTACATCAACCAAGTCTCAAGCTGCTCTACGGCTGACATATCGTTACGAGTGACGCAATCTTCAGGTGCCTTCACAGGGAAGCTAAACACAGTGGTGGTGTCAGGCTTCATCACGCAAGGCTCTGAGGGGATACCTTGGTTCATCATAAAGGAGGTCAGAGGGTCTTTGTTGTCGCCCCTTACGGTGCGGATGTAGTATTCAGAATGGCGAGCATGGATACCACTGGCAGAATCCACCAACTGAGATACCGTCCCAGACGGTTTAACACAGGTGATGGCTGCTGACTGAGGGATACCAAGACGGTCGGCCCACTCTGCGTTAGTGCTAACAGCGACACTTCGTAGATGTTCAAGGGTCTTCTCCAATCCAGCATTATCACTGGTCATCAAAGGGTTATCCATAATTCCCGTGAGGGATACACCAAGCAGACGCTCTGCCTCTGTGTTGTCTTTCCAGACCTTACGAAGGTATGGGAAGTTGGTGTAGGTGGCTTGGATGGTGCCAAGGATCGTAGCCAGACGTACCTTCTCAGAGAGGGTGTCGATGTTATCTGTGGCTCGTACTACAACCTCAGTAAGGTTACAAAACTGGTACGGGCGCAAGATAATCTCTGAGCATGGATTTGTACCAAATTCCCACTCTGGGTCTCGACGGCCATTCTTAGCTGCCTGTGCCTTGGATGCTACACGGTTGAAGATGCCACGCTCACCGGACTTGGACTCGATAAGGGAAGCCCACTCCTTCATGAACAACTCTACGTCTGGCTTTTCAGTGTAGGCCACAGAATTGTTAGCCAAGGCACGTTGACCCTCATTGTCCCACCAGTTGCCAGACTTAGCATTGCGCATACGATCATCAGACAGGTTAGACAGGCTAATCATAGCAGAGCGACGTACACCGCCTACCACTACAACCTGACCAATCTTACACATCAAATCGTGACACTCAAGGGAAGTCAGCTTACGACCCTGTGCCTTCTTGAAGATAGCAACAGCGAAGTTGAACAAGTCGATCAAAGGTGCAGGACCACTGGCACGTCCACCAAAGGTCTTGAGCCTAGCACCAGCAGGACGTACCTTAGAGACATCCCACTTAGGGATTTCACCAGCCCATAGCAGGGACAGTACCTGACGCAGGGACTTAGCCCAACCCTCTTTGCTGTCCTTGACCACTACGGTAGTCTCAGAGACGAACAGGGTATCTGGAACCTCTGGCAGCTTGGAGACGTACTGACGCTCCACAGAGAAGCCTACACCAGTGCCACAGAGCAGAATGAACATAGCCTCATCGAAGCTCTTTGGGTCGTCTACCGGGAGGTAGCTACAGTTGTAGCCAGAGGTGTTGTCTCGGTTCAGAGCAGGACCAGCAGTCATCATAGCCCTCATGGAAGGCATGACCTCAAGGTCTAGGATAGCTCCAGCAAGATCGGTGGCTGTGTCTCCGTCTACGCTAAGACCTACAACTTCATCCATGTAGCGTTGTACAGTCTCAGACCAGTTCTCTCGACGGTTCTTATCTTGTAGCCACCGAGCATAACGGGACTTGGCAATAAACTGTTGGTAGGGGGTGGGCAATAGGTTACTCATCAAACAAATCATCCAGTTTCGGGGGTTGGTAGTTAGGGCCTTTTAGCACTTTTCCATCGTCCCTGTAAAGGGGTTTTCCATCGTCCCCTAGTTTACTCATGTTACTCCGGTGGACCCGCTCAAACACTTCATCAATGGGAAGTCCGAAGGTAACAGCGAAACCGTACACAACGTAGAGTAGATCAGCGAGTTCCTTGGTGAGTTCCGCTTTGTCGATGGTGCCTTCGTCCCAAGCCCTGCGGGTTTCTGCGAGAACTTCACGACACTCTTCAGTGATTAAATCCTCCCTCATTTTCATCAACAAGCGATCACTTGTGTCGTTCATGTCCTCACCTACAGGCTGACCCATCGCCACCGTGAACGCCTTTACAGCATCGTAGTGACGGGAGGTGGACCGGAGGGTGCCGTTGGGGTTGTATTCAGGTTTCATCACTCATCCTCCTTGTTTCATCGGGTTCAGGGTCAGGGCTACTGCTCATTCGTCTTCCTGTCCTGCTCCAAAGATTGACATAAGGCCAATCACCAGACCCAGCATAAGGTTAGAGATAGCAATGGTCAATCCTAAAACCACACCCGTACCTACGATAATGAAGGGGGACAACAAGCCCACCATCACTGCCATACTAATCATCTGCTCCATCTTCATTCCTATACTGTTCTAGGTCAATGAAGCCCAACTCATCGAGGATTTCTAGGGCTTCTACAATAGTGATGTTGCTGTCTGCAAGCAGTTGCCTGAGACCGTACTTCTGAAGCAGAGTGCTAATGTATTGTTTCACCTTCAACGTACCCAATCATGCTCTCCATGTTCTGCAAGTCTTCCTCATCCCAAATGACGAAAGAAGTGTAAACACCCATTTCTAGGTCAAGTTGAAACTGTGGAGCATTTACGAAGTCCACGCAACTTGCGTAGTGTCCACTCCACAGTTCAACAAAGCCCCCTTGAGATTCAGCGTCCATCAGTCCGAAGACGTAGAAGATTTCTGACTCTGACATAACTCTAAATAATGCTCCATGCTAATGACAGCTAACCACGGCTTTCTGTCTCCCCGTAGGAAGACCACTGGCTCATAGTAACCATCTTGCTTTGCTTGGTCAACATAATTGTAGAGTGTCGCAAAGTCTTTTCGACGCTTCACCTCCACAGAAATAGGAAGGCTGTTTCGGGCTAGAGGGGACAACTGAATGTCCTCTCCGTTTTGTCCCATCGCTGTAGACCTGACATCATCAGGTTCAAGATGGGGAAAGGCTTTCAGGATAGCGTCTCTGACTTCTTGTTGTCCGAGCCGACCCTTCGCCTTGGAAGACCTAGCGTTAGCCATCTGGTGGTTCCCACAGTTCTTCTGGCTTACGTCTTAGCCAGAGAAGTCTTCCGTTCTCCACAATCCGCTCCCGGTCGCCATAGTAGGCTTCAAGGCAGCGCTTGTAAAGGTCTTCTTCAGTCTCGCAACCTTTGAGGATGATAGAAGCCCGTAGGGGGCCTACTCCGTCGATACCTTTGATGTTATCGGCGCTATCACCCATCAGGATTTGCTGGTAGAAGAAGGACAGACCCTCAAACTCATCGACAAACTTCCACTGACGTTTTACGAAGTTGTAATGCCAACAGTTCAACTGTAGCATGTCCTTGTCGATGGATGCTACACAAGAGGTAGGGCCTTCCTGTGTGACAGCCATTGAGATTAAGTCGTCTGCCTCTTCCCCTTCCGAGACGATTGCTTGCCACTTCTCCTGCATATGAATGCGCAGGTCTTCCAAGTAAACTGGTTTGGGCTTGCCTGACCTGTTTCCCTTGTAGGGAGCCGCTTTAGCAATGTCGTATCGGAAGTTCCCCCGGCCTGTTAGAAAGACTTTAAAACAGTCTGGGCCGGGGAAATCCATAGCTTCGTGGATAATATCTTCTACCATCCTATCGACGTTGGCGGCTGCGGACTGGAAAGAGTATCCGTTACTATCAGCCGAAGCCGCCATGCGATATGCAATTATATCGCCGTCGATAAAGGTCTTGGAAATGAACCTAGAGGTCATTGCTAGAGTTTGACCCACCGCCGCTCTTGTGAACCACAAGCTCTTCAGCGTAGGTGAAACCCTGTGCCTGTAAAGCCTCAAGGTAGAACTGAAGACTGTCTTGGATAAAATCCCCGATGTCTTCTTGCTCCAAGGTCAGGACCGCATCTACGCCATCCGTCTCAAGCTCACGGGTGACTGTGACTTTAATTCGCATTAGAAGTCGTCTCCCGTTGAACCAGCCTCGTAAGGCTCATGCTCAAGAATGGCCACCTTCTCAAGGGTGTCGATAACTGCACGACCCTCGTAGACGTTGACCAGCACCTTGACACGGGTGCCGTTGCCGATAGCGCCATCATTGACAAACGACCACTCAGCAGAACCCTTTGGGTCTGAGGTGCGGTTGAGTACCTTTGGTGGCCCCATTTCCACACCCTTGCTGCCATCTTCGTTTGGCAGGTTTGGGTTGTAGACTGGGCGCTTCAGCTTGACGTACTTGCCAGAGCCGTAGTGGGGGTTGCCATCCTTGATGGTTTTCCACTGCCCCTTGGTCTCGGGGAAGCCTTGGTTGATAAACTCTTCTACGTTGTCGGGGTAGAAGTTCATGTTGTACTGACCTTTGGTGTTCTCATGGAAATCCATGTTGTCGTCGTAGTTGTCCGCAAAGATGCGTGCATATTCTACGATACCTTCAGCCTGAATTTTAGCCATGTCGGGTCTCCTTTTGTTGGCTATACTATATAATAGGCCCTAAGTGAGCCGGAAGTAAAGGGTTTGTTAGTGGATTTCTGCGTAATTCTTGCCGAATTGTGCATCAACCCCAAGCGGTACATTTAGCTTCAACTTGTTGTTGAGTGTCTTGATAGCCTTCTCCATTGTCTGTTGTGTCTGTTCCTGTTGTCCTTCTGCAACAAGGGCAATAATCTCATCGTGAAACTGCCCGATTGTCTGCACACCATTACGGCGACACAGAGCAACCCAATTATCAAAGCAGAACACCCCGGTGGATTGGTTGAGGGTAGAGAACTTGTCCTTGTCACTACGCAGACTGTGGTAGTACCCGCTGACAGGGTTCTTGAGCCACTTCTTACCGTTCTTTTCCCTCGGGTACATGCTGTCTGCCAACTTAGGGATAGCCCAGTTGCGATCCCAGAAGGCTTCCAGCAGCTTCTTGGACTCCTTGACTGACAGACCTGTAGTGCGGCTGAGCTTGGTAGCCCCTACGCCATAGGTCGCTGAGTAGTTCACCACCTTGTAGTTCTTACGCAGTGCCTTCAAGTTTACCTCACCTAAGTTGTGCTTGTCTATGTCAGCCTGAGTGATAGCTCCTGCATGTTTAGCCAAGTCAAGGTGTGGATCAAAGCCCTCACGGGACATCTCTGCTACATACTCAGGGTCCAGAGGCTGCATGTAGTGCCGCTTGGTGGTGTCCTCAAGGCTGGTCATATCAGCACCACACAACACAAACCCCTCTGGTGCAGTGAGACACCCACGAATTTCTGCGCCCCAAGGCTTGTCCACACCGGGGAGGTTGACCAGTGGCTTGTAGTGCCGGAACCGCAGGGTGTTGGTAAACCCAGCAATCTCAGCCTTCAGCCAGCCATCCCGGTGACAGTCAAGGAAGCCCTTGAAGATGCCAAGGCGATGGTTGATGACCGACAGGCCATCCAAAATTCCCACCGTAGGGTGTTCCTCAATCAGCAGCTTGACACTCTGGCAAAGCTCAGACCCGTCTCGGACCTGCTCTACAGCCCTCTCAGAGCCATCAGGGTTACGGTGGTACTTGAAGGTGGCAGGTTGCCAGCCCAAGCCTCGAAGCCATTCCTTGACCTGCTCGTTGCTGTTGGGGTTAGCTCGCTCTTCCTTGTCCAGCACTTGGATGGGGCCTACTGTGGTGGAGGGATGACCACCAGCCTTGAGCAGCGCCATCCAGCGTTCACCATAGACGGTGAGACTGCCATCAGCCTTGGTCATGCGCTTGGGCATTTCCACCTTCTTGTAGACCCTATTCTTCGGCATAGCTTCTGCGAGTTGCTCGATTTTCTCTTCTTTGAGCGACTGAAGCTCTTCGTAGTGAGACTGAGCCTTTGCCACGTCCAACTTCCATCCGAGAGCTTCCTGCTGTCGAGCGCAGTCCATCTTGAATGACAAGTATTGAACGAAATTTTCTCGCTCCGTCTGGTCCTGATACAGCCACTCTAACTGGGCCGACAAGTCTTTGTAGAGTTTTGCGTTGATCTTCACGTCTTCGTTGCATCGGTGTGCATACTCCTCTGGTGTCAGGTTGTTCCAGTCAGTGATCTTAGGCTTGGGTACGCCGTAGTCTTCCCCATAGCCCTCAAGCCCGTGACGTGGGCGGTCATGGTTGAGATACCAAGACAGAGCCAGTGTGTCCACCAGCTTTGCCTTGACCTTGATGCCGAGCAGCTTTTCCACTACGGGGATGTCAAAGCGGATGATGTTGTGGCCTACCAAGGTGTCTGCCTCAGTGAGCAACAAAGCCATCATAAACTGGTCGTGCGTATATTGGACTACGCCATTCTTGTCCATCCAAGAGAGGACGTGGATTTTGGTGGCCTCTTCTAGGAGGCCATCCGTTTCAATGTCGAAGATAATCATGTTTTCCCTTTCTTCTTAAATAGCGAATTGCCATTTCCAAACCTTCGATTGTGTCCCCTAAGTGACCAATGCTCAAGTTGCAGTGGTGACAAATCCAGCCACGAAAAGTCTCCGTCTCATAGCAATGATCTAAAACAAGTCTATTCACCGTACTCCCGCAACACTGACAAGACTGGGGCTTTAAGGGGGCGGTCTCTCTGATCTTGTTTGCAACCTTGTTATTATACTTTTGACAATCCTTACAGCTAGTGCTTCTACAATCCCTATGATCCCCCGTAGCCCTCCTGTAAAGGCGGAAAGCAGTCTTGGGCTTTTCTTTATTGCAATGACGACAGGTTATTGTAGGAGAGTCTTCGGGGTAAAAGACTTCTCCATCAAACAAATCCTCTTGCACTACGCAAGCTCCTTCAGGATAAACGTCTTAGCATCGAAGCGCATTCTACCAGCATGTCCTACCTCAGCGCAAGGTCTATTTTTCTCCACCGTCAAGAAAGTTGTGTTACGGTCTTCCTCTTGCTCTGCATCTTTGTTACGGCTGAGGTTGACGATAACAGAGGCACGCTGGGCAATCATCTTACAATACTTGGGGTCCCCATTATCGTTGGTGTGCGCAATGGTGACGATGCCTACGTTAAGCTCTGCTGCCAGCTTGGACAACCGTACAGACAGGTCAGCAAGGATTTGCTCTTTGCCATCCTCTGTGAGGCCAGCGACGACATCTTGGATAGGCTCAAAGAAGATGAACTTACAGCCACACGCCTCACGGAAGAAGCGGATTTGCTCGATAAGCTCATCAGCACCCTGACCGTCTGGCAGGTAGAACTGGTAGAAGTTCTCTTCCTTGGTAAGGTCCACAATGGCCTCTTCCACCAGAGGGGCTGTCTCTTCGTCAATCAGGTCACGTCGAGTGACGTTGCCGCCCATATGGTAGGACACCAGACCTAGAAGGGAACGCAGCTTGGTTTCTTCAAGGTGCCAAGTCGCAAAGGGAACTTTCCGCTGAAGGAGGTTGTACTCAAGGTAGCGCATCACCTCCGTCTTTCCCACGCCAGTAGGGGCCTTGATAACCGTGAAGTGACCCTGCATCAGGCCCATGATTTTGTCGTCAAGGGCTTGGATGCCAGTGGGGACATACTGGTGTTCAGGGGTGTCACGGTACAGGCTAAGGAACTGGTCGCTGGTGTTAAGGATGTTCTCAGGTACGAACTTCTTTGCACCATACCATGCGTTCTTGAATGCCTGTGCCTGACGAGCCTCAAGGAACTCATTGGCGTCCTTGTACTTGTCGTGCGGTACACGGTAGACCTTGTTGGGGAACAGGTTGGACATTTTTGCAGCAATGGCATTGCCAGCCTCATCATTGTCCACCGACAGGATGATTTTCTCGAAGCTGTCCAGCCATGAGCTACACTTCTCCCACAGGGCCTTTGAAGGGGTAGCGGAAGGCAGGGAGACTACAGGGTTGGTGTAGTTGCCCTTGAGCATCTGGTAGGCAGACATAGCATCCACCTCGCCTTCGGTCACAGTGACGAACCGAGCGGAGCCAGCATTCCAGAGGTTCATGCCGAACAACTCATCGGAGCGCAGACCTTCGGTGCTGAATGCCTTCGGGTAGTAGCGAATCTTTTTCCCACCAGAGGGGTAGACGTACTCCTGCTTCACAGGGCCATCTGCGTCGGAGTAGGTCTTGACGCCGTAAAACTCCATCGTGTCTCGGGTGATACCACGACTTGCTACAAAACCACCATTGCCAACTTGCAGGTTGGTGGCTGGTCGAATGTTCTTGGGTACATAGTTCATGTCTTTGTCCAGTGGCTTGAGTGGGTACGTCTGTCTAACGTCTTCAGGGTAGGCCACACCCTTTGCGGGGTAGGGCTGATTGCAGCTATGGCACTGCCCCACCATCTTCTCTGTGTTGTAGCTGAACGCATCAGAACTGCTACAGCTAGGGTGGGGACAGGGCTGGTGAGAGATTTCCGGCATCTTAGTAGTTCCCGTACTTGAGGTCGTCAATGTCCATTGCATCACTTGCTGTGATGGTGCCATCCACCTTCAGGATTTGGAAGGTAGCACCGTCACCATACTCTGGATGCTCTACAAAGACAAGCCCATTATGGACAGCAAGAGGGTAGATGCTCTCTTCCTCACCCCGGTAGGTGCCTGTCAGGAACAGCTTCATGCGCTGCTCTTTCGTCCACTGAACCTGCTCTTCCCAAGGAGTGTCCTGTAGTGCGATAGCAGCCTTTGCTTGCTCTACAACAAGTTCGTAGCCTTCAGCGTCTCGGATATGTCCGTAGGCTGATTCTTCGTTGTAGGCATCCTGTGCGTCGTAGTAGCCAATAGTACCGACTTCATGCTTGTCGATGTTTGCTTTCAGTGTGTCGAGCTTAGTAGTCATTCTCTTGTCCTCTGTAATTCTGTAGTATGGTATAGGCCCTAAGTTGCCCTAGGGTAAAGGGGCTAATTTACAATTCGATAGCTTCTTTCAGCTTTTCCCTGATTCTGTTGTCAATTTGCAACACCCTCTGCTTGGTGATGTTGTACTTCTCGCCAACCTCGACCAGCGTAGCCTCATCAGGGCCATACCGCATCAGGAAGATTTCATAGTCACGCTCAGACAGGATGCCCTTCATCATGGCCTGAACCTGCTGCACCCACAGGAAAGCCTCTGTCTCCCCTTGGTAAACAACCTCATCACCCTCTAGGAGGGCCGTAGAAGCCCCTAGAGCGGTCTTGAGACTGTTGTAGGTATCCTCGGTCATGTACTCTGTTACAGGGGCCTCTGAGCCGCTTCTGATAGCCTTTGCATTCTCCCTCGTTTCAGAAGAGGGGGCTATGCTCAAGGGACCTTGGCGAAGCGAGATAAAGTCCTGCATACGTTTGCGTGCATTGGTACGCATAGTGTCAGGGTGATTGTTACCCCGAGCCTCTGCTTCCAGCATTGCTATCATGCCTTCCTGCATCAGGTCATCGGTTAGCTCATGCCGCCGGAAGCTAAGTGCTAACTTCCGGCATACGTTCATCTTCTCTTCGGTGTTCACTTTGTTCCTCGGTTTCTGTAAAAAGTATCCACAGCTTCGCATAGATGGTCCGCTTGGTCAATGATACGAGCAGCAGCATCAGAGCTTGGGTCAGAGTTGGACTTACAATCATCGAGCATGGCAGTTGCATCATCAATGATTTCCTTGAGGCAGTGTTCAATATCGTCCATAGGGGCTATCCTTTCTATAGGGGGCTATATTTAAGAGAGGGGGGTACTTTTGTGCAGGGGGGTCCATTTCTGGATAAGGTGAGGCTTGAATGCCTTCCAGCCATCGTCAGTGATAGACCACGCCTTGATAAGGTTAGGGTTCAACTCTGCCTCATGCTCATCCCACTGCTTGAGGGCTGCGACAATGCTAGAGTTCAACGTCATCTTGCGGCTGGTGACAGTGCCATCCTTCTTGGTGAAGGTGACATCTACTATGCCCTGCTTGAGGTCCATCAGCTTGCTCATAACGTCAATCATCGGATTTCCTTTCGTTTGGTATGCAACAAGAATAGTTTCCACTTTCATAACCGTCAACAACAAAATGCAGGACGACAAAAAGTAGTCTGCCCTGTGTCAGAAATGCAACAGTGTAAGCTGTGTGGAGACAGTCAATTTCCCACGGTGGGGTCAATTTCCCACGGTGGGGGTCCGCTCATTTTCCCACGAGGGGGTCATTTTCCCACGGGGGAGGTCACATTTATTTCAAATACCTAAAGTATTCGACTAAAACTTGAGTAAAATTTGATACAAATCCGATGCACGCAAGAAGTGCATCAATATTTATCTAAAATACTTTAGGTTTTGAGTGCATGAGTATTTGAGTAAAATACCCAAAGTATTTAGTACAGATTTGACACAAGTTAGCTATGATTTTCTGCATGGCTGATATGACACGAATTTCCTTGACATGCGCTGAGTGCATACCTTAGCTATGCGTCTGGTGCATGTCAAGCATTATTATTGCATAGCTCGATAAATCGCATTTAGATAGGTGTATCTATCTTAGGTTTACTAGACAGTGTAAACTAGACACCAGAAACATGTTGCGCAAGTTCGGTATCTGACTCTAACGCAAAACGGCGCTGCCCGGTAAATACCCGTTATCAAATTATGCTTTACTCTACCATATCTAAAATTTGATGTATAGCCCCTGAGCCATGATATTATTGCATGGGTCTCATGCAGATTTGCATAGCTTGTTAGGTGTATCAAAATTGAGTCTTCCTATCTAAGGTTGTATCCCTAAAAGGCGAATCCAAATTAAGTCTTTCAACCTTAGGTTGAGCCTCCCGGTACGCAACTTATTCGGGAATCCAAATTTGAGCTTCCTACCTAAGGTTGTACCGCCCCAGACCACTACCTAGACGGGAAAATCCCTGGGCAAACACAACTTTTAGGATAACCCGCCTGGACTAACCCTAGGTAGAAACAGGCCCAGGAATTGGCCTACTCATGGTAGAAATGGCCGTAGAAGGCCCCAGAAAGCCCGTACAGCGGCTTTGACCCTTTTCCGGTATGTTACCCCATAGAAAGCGCCAGCGCAGTTTGTTCTCTGCCTGTTCTCGGCTTGTTCTGGTTTCTGGCGCATAGCAGCCATGCAAAATTGACTGGTGACAATCCTGCCAAAATCCCGTCTTCTGTTCCTGCCAATCACGGCAAGCCCTAGGAAAAGGAAACGACACAATGTCCGCAACCAAAATGAGAGATATGATGACCGCACCAATTTCGGATTGGTCTTTGACCCTTGCAGAAGTGATGCACCAAGCGGATTTGGTGACTTTCAAAATGCAAGCCGCAACACAGTTTGAAGCGATGAACCCGGAAGCAGCCGAAAAATACAAAAAGGGTGCAATGCAGAAAATGACCGCCCTGCGAAAAGCAGTTAAGAAATTGGGCGATGAAGTCAAAGCCCTGTGACCCTTGCGACCCTTCAAAGGGTCGCTTCCATGGCCTAAGCGCTCTTTTGCCTTTTCTCTTCTCCTAGGCAAACTCAGCGTCTTAGGCTTTGCAAGCGACTTGCTTGAAACCCTAGGATAAGGAAAATCCGACAATGAAGAAAATCACGATTGTAAATTCTGCGACTGCTTCCGACTTGGTAGGCATGGGCATTCTGCAAACGACTGAAGCCCGTAAATCGGTTAAGACTGGCTGGCTGACTGTGGCGCAATGGCTGACCCTGCAAGGCTTGAATGCAAGCCATGGGGAACGCATTCTGCTAGGCTTGGAATTGAACAAGATTGCAAAACTGCGTGGCGTCAAACTGCCTGAACAGCGCCCCGGCTTTCCTTGCGCCTATCCTGTGTCGCTCTTGTCTGTGCTTTCTAGTGTGAAGGCTTAGGCTTATGTTTAGCACGCACCAAAGCACCATTGCTGATTTTGCCCTAGGCTCTAACGTCGGCTTGGAACGCACGTTCCGGCTTGTGTTCCTGTCAATCCGTCAACCGTTCCACAGCATGGCAAAGCAAATGCGAGACGTGGATGAAAACGGCTTGCAGTCTCCCTATCTGTTCGGCTGGAAACGTGACGGGTTGGCTTTTGTGCGTGCTAATGCCTCAGCACTACGGGACAAGCTAAAGGCTGTCCCGGCAGGTTATGGTGACGCTGATACCCTGTTGCAGATTGCCAGCGTTCCCGGCTTGGGATTGGTCAAGGCTGGCTTTGTGTTGCAGTTGGCTTGCGGAGCGGTCGGTTGTCTGGATACGCATAACCTTCAACGCTTTGGCCTGAACGCTAATGCGTTCAAATATGGCGCTGGTGCCAGTGACGCATTGAAGCGGAAGAAGGCTTTAGCGTATCTTGACGCATGTTGGCGTGCTGGCGGTTGCGAAAGCCTTTGGAATGGCTGGTGTGAGCATGTAGCAGCGCAACAGCCAAAACACTGGCGTTCTGGCTTTGACGTTTCAGCGATGCACGTTGAAGCAATACTTGGAGAATATTGAAATGCTTACTTGGACCGAATTTTTCTTTACACTGATTGTCGGCGCTTTGTTCGTCGCTTTCTTGGCCTATCAATATGCGGGGAAACTATGACAGAAACACAGAAACCAGTCTGGCGGCTTTGGCTTGGTGACAAGCCTAAGTTTATCGGGCATTATCGAGAATGCGTACACTTGGCGCAATTCTCGCATGAAACATTCAGAATTGAGAAGGTGAAGCAATGACGGAACAGTTTGATAAGCGCCATGGTGGTGCATGGGATCGAGGGTCAGCAGATAGCTATTACAGGCGCCCATACAGCCCGCACAAATACGTCGCAGGCACCCTAACAAGCGAAAAGGTGGAAAGCCTGTCAGCGGACGACCTAGCAGCGTATGAAGCAGGTTGGGAACATAACGAGGAACTAGGAGACTTCAAAGAATGGTAAAGCAACAGACAAGCAAGCAAGCGCTTGCCGCCAACCGCATCGCCGCAACAGTAACAGCAACAAAACCTGTCAAAATTGGTGGCAGTTTCGTGTTAGATTTTAGCGCTCGACCAAAGCGCAGGTTTACAGGTTAAAGATATACTATATCAAATTAGAGACAAGCGGTTGTGTGCAATTTGCTCACGGTCGCTTCTCTTTTGTTGTACTATTACGGATTTGAATTAAACCCTATTGTGTGGTTGCGCTCCCGCTCAGCGAGTGTCAAGCAAAAGTTCTACACGTTTTAAGAACTGTGGCATAAACGACACATCTAGTGCGATTTTCCTTGAGTGTTGCACAAATGTCACACTAATGGGACCCTAGGAATCATTCAAATTTGATGTATCTTGGCATGGAATGCACCTACATCTACAACATAAGCTAGAAAGTTGGGGCGGAACTCAGCAGCACTACACTAGCCTACGGGGGGCTTACTGTGGCAACAAAGTCACACTACAACCTTATTTTACACAACAACAAAAATAAATCTTCTGTAGCCCCTTTACTTTTCCTCCATTTAGGGCCTATACTATAGTAAGGCTATAGCGTAACCAGATAGGATTGATTACCAAATTGGTTAATAATCCATTTCGACCGAGCTATAGACATTCTATAGTATGTGATTTTCTTAAATCCATAACTGTATCTCCAATTCTGTAGTCTAGGTTTGTAGTATGCCAGCGGCACTCCCTCACAAGAAAGCGATTGCCAATCGAATCCGTAAGATGATTCGTGATGGCGTAGCTATGAAGGACATCATGGTCTCTATCCAAGACCTACAGGATGCACCTTCCTCCTTTGCCACCTTCTACAAGATTTACGGTCAGGACATTGCCCAAGAGCGTTCTGACATTGTAGGGATGGTAGGCAACAAAGTAGTACAACAGGCTCTTGAAGGTGACTTCAAGTCTCAGGAACTGTTCCTTCGTAGTAAGGGCGGTTGGTCTCCTAACTCTACCCTGAATGAGCAAGAGCAGGATGAAGACCCTGATATGGATGAGTCTGCCATTGACACCCTGATGACCCTCCTTGGCAAATCCCGTGACGCTACCGATAACAGCGAATGACCTAAGACAACTCCCTGACGAAGAAGTAGCAGCCTTGATGGACAAGTTAGGTCCAGCTAAGGTAGAAGAGTTACGACACACTTGGGAGTTTTGGGCTAGACCCAACCAGATAGAGCCGAAGGGCAATGACTGGGATATTTGGGTAGCCTTAGCAGGACGAGGCTGGGGCAAGACCAGAGCCGGGGCTGAATGGGTAAGACACCGCATCCGCAAGGGTGACAAGATTGTACATTGTGTAGCCCCTACAAAAGGGGATGTACGCAAGGTTATGGTTGAGGGGGACTCTGGACTTCTCAATGTTTGTTGGAAGGGTGATAAGACCTACAGAGGCAAACCCATCGGCTACCCGGAATGGTCGCCTACCAACAACACCATGACATGGGAGAATGGAGCTAAGGCTGTATTCTTCTCGGCAGAGGACCCAGAGCGTCTTCGTGGCCCACAGGCTTACTCTGCATGGTGTGATGAATTGTGTGCTTGGCGTAACGCCCAAGAGACTTGGGACATGTTGCAGTTTGGACTTCGTTTGGGCAACCACCCACAGGTCTTTATCACAACCACCCCCAAGACGACCAAGCTACTGAGAAACATTCTAGGTGATGAGAAGACGGTAACGTCTACAGGCTCCACCTATGACAACTCCGCTAACCTAGCTTCCACGTTCCTTGACGCTGTAAAGAAGACGTATGAAGGCACTAGGCTGGGCCGACAGGAACTCTACGCAGAAATCCTTGATGAAGCCTCCGGTGCCTTATGGAACCGTCAGGGTCTCGCTAAGATCGAGATTGAGGCAGACCAAGTACCAGACTTAAACCGTATTGTCGTATCAATCGACCCCGCTATCACCAGCAACTCCGAGTCAGACATGACTGGTATTGTTGTAGCAGGGGTAGACGTAAACGGTATAGCTTACGTTCTGGCTGACTGCACTGGTCGCTACACGCCTCAGCAATGGGCTGCGAGGGCAGTGTCACTCTTTGAAGAGTACCAAGCAGACCGCATTGTCGCCGAACGTAATCAGGGCGGAGATATGGTTCGCCATACTCTGCACACAGAGTCTGAGACGGTCCCTGTCAAGCTAGTCCATGCTAGTCGAGGCAAGATGGCCCGTGCCGAGCCAGTCTCCGCCCTGTATGAACAAGACAAGGTACGTCATGTAAAGGGTCTTAACGACCTTGAGGACCAGATGGTCACTT